TGCGTCATGTGCCACAGAATCCCCTTTAATGCGGGAATGAATGCGTTACCAGCCGCCTCCTTAAACTCATCCCATTGATTCTGAAATTGTTTGACGCGTCCTGTATAAGTATCTAAATCTTTAAGAGCGTCACCGGAGAATCTTTCATTAAGTATCTTGAATCGTTCGTCAGCTGTTTGAATTGTAGGGATTAGTTGTGCTATGTCAGTATCAATTTCACGAAATCCTTTTCCCGATCCTGCCATTGCTTTTGTAATTGCTGTAACTGACTCTGTTAAGTCTTTATCATAAAGAACGGCAATCTTCACCGCCATATCAATGACCTGTTTCATCTGAGATGGCAACACTCCAAGGCTTGTGGCAAATCGCATCGCAGCATTGATCTGCTCATCGCTAAATATTGTATTTGCTTGAAGTTTTTTAGAATAATCAAGGAGGGCTTCAGTTACTTCCCTCTGCACTATGCCTCTTGATCTAAGCGCAGCTGCAAGTTTTTGTTCTTGCACTTCGGCTTCTGCGGCTGCCTTTATTATGGAACTGAATACAGCACCGATTGAACCGATACCGACTATAGCACCGAGAGAACCGAAGAGACTTTGTGCATCTCTGACAAATCCACCTATCTGTTTTTGAGCATTGCTAAGGTCATGTTGCAACCTTGCGACATTTGCCCCTATTTCAATCAGTAGTTGACCCGCTATCGCCATTTATCGATTCCTAAAGTCTTAAACGGTTTTAACTTTGAGAGAACTTTCAAGAACTTTTAAAAGAAGATCAGCATTAAGCCTTAAAAGCCCATTAGCTTCGATAAGATTTTTTGTAATTTCTTTTATTACATTAAGACTATGGTCATCTACCTCCACATTTACGAACATTGTAGCTTTCTTATCTTTTAATTGTTCTGCCATTGCTCCTCCGTTATTATCTCTTCTTCTTTTTAGGTTTTGCCATTAAAGCAAACTGTCTTGCCTTTTCCTCTATTGCCTGCGGTTGTTCCGGCAATTTCTCATTTTTAATCAAAAAGAACTTCGACCATTCCACAATTTCCGGAGCGGTAATATTTTTCAATAATTGCGTTACTGTCATTTTGAGTTCGTGAGCAAGAGTAAAAATAAAATATCTCCACTCACGTTTCCTCAGTTTTTTTCCAGTACCGCTTCAACGCCTTCTTCAAGGGCGTTTAGCCGGGACGCTACATTGTAAAGACGGTTAATCACAAGCCCCGATTTTTTTGATAGCGATTTGAGATCATCATCAGCAAAAACACGTTCCCCTTTTTCATCAACAATGCAACGGATCAATAGTTTCGCCCGGAAATTTTCTCGCCGCTGTATGAGTTCTCGACCCTTGATTTCAAACATCGAGGAATGATATGCATCAATTTCCTCACCTGTAAGTGTGCGAATGCGTACCTTTCCTTTCCATTCGGGAACCTCAACATCTTCAAAAGGCAAGTCCTGTACGGTTAAAATATTATCTTTTTTTAGATAGCCTTCCATATATATTACCTCCGTGTCGTATATTGTACCACTCCACTTATATCGAGAGTGATGCTTCCCTTGATGGGGTTATCGACTGATCCTTGTATTGAATATCCAGAAGGGTATGCCTGAAAAGCACAATAACTTCCTACCGTGGCAGCTCCTACGTCAGTGAACACAATGTCATAATATCGAGCCGTTCTGGCACGTAAATCCTTCTGAATTAACATCTGTCTTGCAGTTGCTTCGATGTCAAAGTTGAAATCAATAGTAACCTGTCCGCCGTCATAAGCCCCTACCGGCAATTTGTTTTTTGCCGTATTAGACAGATTCGTAATATCAGCCATCGGCATAGACATTCCTGGCCCGTTCCAACCCACTACATCTCCGATAGTCTCCATAGTATATCCGGTAAATCCGATATTCGTCGCATTCACGCCAGTCGCAAACATTTCGTGAACATCAATGACAGTCGCCGCTACCGCTTTTGCAGTATAAAGATATTCATAACCATCTTTCGTAGAATTAACTTTTATCCTCATGCCTGTGGTGAATCCGGTAACAGTAAAGTTCGCTGCTGCGAAAGTCGCATTGATTTTTGCTGTTCCCCCTGCGGTAGTCAAATTAAATCCTTGTGTCGCGGTTGTATTCACCGACACACTTGAAGCTCTCCGCAAAAGGACTCCTTGTGATTGCAGAGCCATATTATCACCCCCCTATATTAAGTAGTCCAGGTCGGGCCACCCGTTAAATCAAGGGTAATCGAACAAGCTATTTTCTGATCCACTGCTCCGGTAATCGAAATCCCCGATACAAATGCATCGCAAACGACTTTCTTAGTCGTTGATACGGTTGAGAACTGAATCGAAAGAACTCCACGAGTCCGATTAGTCAGACTCTCCCGCATTTTTCCGAGCGTATTGCTTGTTGATCCTATATTCGTAGCCATGAAATTCACATCGAACGAAACTTGACCAGAATCATAAAGTCCGAGTAATTTATTTTTCGCCGTATCAGAAAGATGTGTAATGTCGATCACTGGTGCAGATATATTCGGCCCGTTCCAACCAACGATTTCTTCGATAGGATTTGAAGAGCTATCCGCTCCTGTTACCGTAGTCCAATAAGCAATGACTCCTTGTGCTGATTGTGCCATGATTTACCTCCTTTAATAAAATATTATGACCATGATGCTAACTGCACTCTGATCCATTTATTTGTCGCAACGCTGATATAAATAGCGGATGTTACAGCAAAGTAATTTTATCAAATTTTCTTATTGCCATTTTTACCTCCTATGAATGCCACACAGAAAAGTCCATGCTCGCTCGGAATATCTCCACATCGTCATCATAATTATCATCTGGCCGTAAAGTGAGCAGGGCTTTAAATGTACCAGCATTTTCCATTGCTTCCTTTGAAGCGTAATATAAATTTTTCATCTGACCGTAACTTGTTGCCCAACAATCAATCTGCATAATATTGTTTTGCAGACAACTATATCCGTTGAAAGAGTATATCCGACTCCCTGCGACTCTCTGATAGGTAATGGCTGGGAAGGCGGCAGCCTGCGGCAAAAGAGCCGGATATACGCGGTTTGAAGTCAAACCGAATACGCTTGTATCGGCTATCAACACATTATAAATAAGTATCTCCGATTGCGCCATTATGCCCCTTGCTTCTCAAGATATTTATTTAACCGTATTCTAAAAAGTTCAATCACTGGCACAACATTTCTTTCAAAAGCAGGTCGCAAAAAGGGTCTGCCTGGGATATGCTTCCATCCGTGTTGTCTGCTTTTTATTGTACGACGATGCTGAGAAATACTAACTCCTTTTGACTTTCTTCCCGTTGCAATCCAACCACGCTCAATCAGAAATCCGTACCATGCAGACCTCGCAAATCCTATCAATGCAGTCACTTTGCCAAATTTTACACCTTCAGTGTAGCGATTAATGTCTTTCGGATTCATGCTAATGATGACACCCTTTTTCTTTAGATACCCCATTGCCATAGTGCCTTTTACGATCCCTGCTTTTTTTAACTTTAACCAGTGGGGTTTTACTGCTATTGGTGCAGCCGCCCTTGCCTCATCTCTTACAATCTTACACGCATCAAAAACAGCCTGCTTGATTACTTTCTTTTCAAGATCAGTCGGCAATGCCTTTAAACGCTGCTCTAATTCTTTCATTCCATGAGTCTGAATCAACTGTATCATCACCACACCGTGAACTGCATCGAAATGCCGTAAAGTTCTTTATCGTCATCATATATATCCGTATCACTCTGGAGCATAGCTTTAAAAATGTTCATCTCTAACGTCAATTTTTCATCCGATTCATTCAATATATATGATAATGTGCTCATATTGGAATCTTCAGTTTCCAAATATTGAAATGTTGAATTTTCCATTGCATCAATTACTACGTTCGCTAAAGATTTTGTTTGTGAATATGCAGTAGTCCAACCTTCAACGAGGAAATGCGGATTTTCTATTTTATAACCATCAAGAGCATATATGAGTCGCCCACCGATTGTTTTATACACAAGAGCCGGATAAGTCGCATTCTGCGGCAAGATGCTCGGATAAATCGCATTACTTGTAAGTGCATAGATAGAAGTGCTTAATCTTAAACAATCATATACTTTCGCTTCTATTGTCATTTCACAAGCTCCGCATAAATCCTGTATTCTCGATTGCGATTTCCTACATTATCCATACGGATAATATTCCAATAAGTTGAATTGTGATTTATTCGCATGGTATTATCAAGCACGACAGTCGTGTAACGCAAAGTGAACACAGCTGTTTGTGCAGATAACCTTTTGGGCATTTCCTCGCCCCCGAATGATTCTTCTCCCCCGATATATTCAATATCGCACCATGCCGATGAAAGTGTTGCAGTCCATGTTTTCACCGACTCCCCATAAGAAGATTGTGCTACGGTAAAGCTCTGAATATCTATTTTGTGTCGCAGTCGCCCACTTCTCATAGATAATCGCTCGGATACACAATATACTGATCTAAAAGCCCATCAATAAAATCACGCCTCAAGGTTTGCAAAGCCTCTCCAGCCACTATCGGTTCTCGAAATTCATACATCTGACCGACTCGCATCTTGATCCATTGCTTGATCGGTTCTGGAACGGATGCCGCAGCACATCCGCTCATATAACTGATTTGAACAGCTCGCGGATGGTCGAGCGTATCCGGCCATTCATCATAATCGCCGGAGGAATCCCTAATAAGCCTTATACGTCCCGGCTCAACTTCTGTATCCACGGCATATGAAGCAGCAGCAAATGTATTTGTAGTCCCTGAAGATGCGATATACTTAATGACAACATCGGTTGCACTCGACGATACAGGGGCTTTCATTAATTCAATATCGGCATCATCGGCGGGAAATTCATCTAAGATCAGCCCCCATTTCTTCGGAGTTACAGACCGCCCTACCATAATTGACTCTGCCTGCAATTCAGCAGCCTGCGAATACAATGCTAAAAGGGTATCATCGGCTGTTGTTGCTATTCTCAGATGGGCTTTTAGTTCATCGACGCTTACTGCGTATGTCGTTGCTCCAGTTAACAGAATATGTGATTTTCTCATCTCTCACCTTTATGGTTTCTTCTTATAGCTTATTGAGATTCTTGGAGCTGGTTGCACAGTCGTATCGGCAGCCACTTTCGCATATACGCATTTATTTGCAGCAATCTGTGGCGAAATAACCGGAATGTAAAATGCACCACCTATAGTTGCATTTGTTGAAATCCTTGCCCTACCAGCAGCCATAACGCTCGAAGCAGCCGTGCCTTCATAAATCATAAACTGACAAACCGCAGCAACAGAAGTCATGCCCTCAATATTAATGCCAGTAATCTGAAAAGCAGATGCAATTCCGTTCGTCGCTACCAATGCACCAGCGGCACCGAGTTTCCAAGCCGTTGCCGCTGGTGTTACAACTACACCAGCAGCCAATGTTGGTGAAACCAATGTTATCGCATAAAGCGCATCAACAATCTTTGTTGTTTCAGCCTTGATAGAAGATATGCCACTGTCAAAAGCAGAACCATTTATATGTAACATTTCTTCACCTCCTTACTGTGCAACCACAGCGCTTATGCCAAATTGCAGAGCGGTTGACACTCCGGCGAAAGTAACTATGACTGCATCTTTGCCAAAAAGAGTGATCGGTCTATCTGGAACCCACAACAAATCTTGCAAAACGCCGGTAGCGGTTGAAAGAGAGGTTTGAAGTAAAAGGGAATTATAAGCCGAACTTTCATGGTGATGAATTTGTAATGAAATCGTTGAGGGATCAGTAAAGGTTGCTTGACAATGAACATTGATCTGATGAAATTCCCATGAGAAATTAGTATCATTGCCAAGGGAAATACTATATGGATCATTCCCCCGCCATGTAGTCTTGATGTTAAACTTTTTCATTTTCTTCTTCTCCGATGATTGATAATACGATTTTCCGGCAATTCTGCCATCGTAGTTTCAATAATTTTCACAAAACCAAGCCCGGCAAAATATTGCGATTCTTCGTTTGATAATTCGCAAGTCGTACCGGGTTGATGCCATTCATTTTTATTATCCTGAAAATAAACATTACAGGTAACTGTTACCACGGGTCTCTCCAATCTTTCTTAGTCATAAGATTCGACCACACACGTTCACATTCCCTAACTGCTTCCAACGCTCCGGTATATTGATGAATAGCCTTCTCCGCCGCTGTATGCTGCTCAACAGATTTGTTTAACCGCGCCTGCATGGATTTCTTCATGTTCTGAATTTTGCGTTCCCATGCCGTCTGCTCCCTTTCCTGAAAGCCATAGAGAAAGCGGGATTTTAGAAGGTCTGCTTCCGGTGGAATCGTAATCTTTATGCCAAGACCAGCAGCGATACCAAGCATCCATTCACAACTCGGACGCTGTGGCCCGTACTCACTCCCTGTAGCCATATCTACCCCATACAGACCAAGTTCCGTAAATCCTTCGACGATTCCTAATGCTATCTGATACGAAATTGTATTAGTGAAATAATAACCGAATTTGTCCAGAATGACTTTGAGTGGATATTGCTCACTCTTTGGAATGATGTCCCATTTTTGTTGCATATAAACGGGGCAATCCATTGCGGCAAGAGTCTTTAGATAATCCTCAACCCTTAAACCGCGAAATTCATCCTGATATTCAAAAAGCCCCGGTCTTATTTCTTTCCGACGGAAATATTTACCGTTCTCAAATTTGATGGGATGAATCTCAAACCATCGCGTCCACCGAGGGAGATCATACCCATTGTTGACCCCCCATACCTCCCACGCTTCTTCCGGCTTATTCGGGTCAAAATCAAATGGAGCCGTATTGCGTGAATCGGAACAACCGACTATTGCAAGTTTTTTTGTTTTACTAATTAGCCACGAAGTATTCCCATTCACAGGTTTATCTGTGGTGACAACCTCTAACTGAGAACCCGCTATACCCTTAATGCCCATGCCTTCCTCTTCCAACATAAGATTCTCCTTTTCTTTTTATTTTAAAAAATGGAGCGGGTATTTCTACCCGCCCCTTTTTTGTTACATCATGTGAAGTGTACTCTGTTTCGCGGTACTATAACTTGAACCATAAGCCATTTCACGAATAACCACGCAAAACGCTTTATTAGCCACTGTCACCGTTCCCTGGCATCTCACGCAAAACTTGGTATAACTCGAATTTGTTGCAAGAATATCTTCCGGTTTAAACTGAATAACCCCTAAATCTTCTTCTGGAGTAACCGAAAGAGTGTTTGCACCTGTTCCATTCGCCGATACCACAACATTGATTCCCGGTCTCGCCGCGCCGGCCCCAAGCCCTTTTGCCCGTAAAAGAATTGCAGAGTTCGTAGCGCCTGTGGTCTGGATAGAAGTTTCAATGTGCGTCGCGAACAATCCTAAAACCGTCGCAAGTCCTTTAATTATGGCAGACGAATCTGAACAACTAATTGATTTGTCGCTCGCAGTGCAGTTAGCTTGAAATGTATAAGTCGTGCCATCAATAACGATAGTTTTTGCAGAAGCATAAGAGTTGTGCGCTACAATTCTAATGCACTGTACGCCCCATAATTCACTCGCAGTCGTATTTCCGAGAATACAGTTAAGACCAGTAACGGCGGCAAATGAAGATGGTCCTTCAGTCGCAACTCCCGCTAACACGGCAAACGATGAACCAAACGCAGCCGCTCCAGTTGCAGTTCCCTTCTGACCGCAAAATACCGTGACACGTTTCACACCAGACAAATCAAATGCCTGTGAATACACTCCAGCACTCACGCCTCCTGTGAAATCGGTCACTAAACCGAAATCCATTTGATACTTTTCAGCTATCATAGTCATAATTAATTACCTCCTTATTTCAAAATCACGAACGGTGATACCGTGTTAGAGGTGGAACCTTCCAATGGAATGGCTGCCGATAACCACGATTTCCCGTCAACATACCATACAATCTTCATGGCCAGCTTCTCGGATGTGAAATATACGTGTTCACTCACACTCACATAAGGCCCCGAACCATCCTGAATGACATAGTATTGAAAATCACCCAATACCAAATCACCAGTTGTACCCAATGCTACTGAACGATCATGTAAAAACAATGGAATACCATAAAGCGTCCCAGGAATTGCCTCAGTCACATCCATGACAAACAATTGATTATTGCCACTATCACGAATTGTAACAAGTTGCGGTAGAGTCGTCTGAGAAGCTATCCAGACCGGAGAACCACCGAACTTATAACGTGCCAACATACCGGAAACATCTGCAAAAGCTATTTGACTTGTGGTCGCACGTGTATATTCAATCCTGCATGGTGCAGAAAGAACACCTTGTGGCCCTGCAACACCATTACCATTATAAAATTGTGTTTCCTCATACCCGATCATTGCCTTACGGAAAAGACCCTCGAAAGTGGCCGGTGCATTCTGCCAATTACGCACTAATTTATTGGTAATCTGCATAAAAGCTCCGATGCCATGCGGTTCCCAAGAAACCTCTTTCAGTTTTGCACTTGTCTCAGTCAATGTCGCACCTTCGCCCACTTTATACATCACTACACCACCGTACATATTGGAGCTTCCAGTTTGATCTAACGCAGGCATTGTCACTTTTGCATCTGGTGGGTCAGTTGCAGGCCATACCTGAGCTCGTGGTCGAATTGCCGCTTCCTGCGGAGTTACCTGTAATAGACCGGGACGGAACTTGTCGGGAACAGCAAAACCACCTGCTGAACCAACCTGCATCTCCTGAACACGAAATTCCTTACCTTCACGATATTCAACTTTATCAAGTCGTTTATCGTACCGACCTTCGACTTTGTGGACATATATCGCACCAACAAAATCGGCAAGATTCTTGAATTCCCGTTCATCATCATTGTCTTTCGCCTTACGTCCGGCAATATAAACTGTTTTCACAGGTTGTTTCTGCAATGCAATTTCTTCATCCAATTTCTGTTGCCGTTCGATCATTTTCTTGACAGAATCAAGCTGACTATTGAGAGCTGTAAATTCCTTTTCCTCGTTTTCGTTAAAATCACGACTTTCTTTGTTGCAGAGGTCAATCATTGCCTGCATCTTTTCGGCAACTTCAGACCTTTTTTTAGTCAACTCATCCATGTTAACCTCCTAAATTTTTAGTTTCAAATGTAGCAGTTTTTCTGCCATCTTTACTTTAAATGGTTTATGTTTAATTACCTCATTTATCCATGCCTGATGACTGCGTACAGCAATGTCGGTCTCCAAGTAAAACGGGAATGTCACGGGACATACATCCCACAATTTCACTTCTTCGAGGGTGCGTAAATCCGGCGTGTTTTTATCGCCGCGTTCCCAAGAGTCCTTTCTGGTTTCAAACCCAAAAGACATCTGGGAAATATCGCCCCGGTCAATAGAAGTCCGGAGATCGCGTGCAAACTGCGTGTCAGGCGGCTTGATCCTCACTAAAAGCCCTTTTTCATCTTCTTCCAACATCAATGTACCCGATTTATTACGTCCAAGAACATAATCGGGGTTATGATTAAATAACGCCCGAATATCATCTTGTTTAATGGTATTTAAAAAAGCACCTCGCTTTATTTTTTCCCGAAACATCCAGCCATCGCTGATAACATCAAATACGGCCGCATGACCTATTAGTTCGCCAGTCTTTTCTTCTCTTTCCTCAAGGGTGAAGTCATACGCTCTGCGTTCTATATGAATAGAAGCCGTTTTTTTGCTTTCTCTCCACGAGTCATAACAGATAGCCAATCGCTGATCGTTATCGGGATATTCTTCTTTCATCGTATCGTTGCTCATGCAACGGCTTATGAAATCATCTTCTGTTTCCCCTTTCTGGGGTTTCGGAATAGGCATTTTATACCTCCTCGTTCAGTTTTGGTTCCGGCTTTGGCTCAGGCGGCGGCAGGGGCTTCTTGCCAGCTTCAGCCATATTGAGCGGTTGCAAATATATCTGACCTTTGCCATCCGGCAAGGGAGCCATATTGTCAAACGCTCGAATCTCGTCTGCATTCAACCATCCCCATTCGCGAGCCACTCTGTAAGAATCAAAACGTGTTTTAATATCGCCCCTTAAAAGCCCGTCCAATACGTGTTCCGCAAAATATTGTTTAGACGACGGCGAAATTAAATTGCGGTTAATAGACTGTTCTATTTTGACGACCCACGGCCTTATAGTGTGAACAACGAAACTGAGAAAAAATTGTTCAGCCGATGCATAAGTTGAAGTTTTATCAGGCGCGCCGATTAACACGCCGGGAACACGATAGATTCTCCCAATGTCCTGCACTTGGAATTCCCTCGTCTCAAGAAATTGCGAATCCTCATTGCTCAAGCCGACACTCGCCATATCAAGCCCTTCTTCAAGAAGCATCGTACCGTGTCTTTTTTCATCAAGGTATTTTTTAAGCGATTCCTTGATATTATCTCTTGCTTGTGGAGACAGTTTTCCGGGATGCTTCAAAATTCTATTGATAGTAGTGTCGTTTGCAAAAAACCTCGCCCCGTATGCTTCGCTCGCTATCGCAAGTCCAATAGCTTCACGTGCCTGCGTGACCCTCGATTTACCGATAATGCCATCATCGGAGTAATCTTTCAGATGCCATATTTCTTCTTGACTGAAATCTTTAGACTGCCCATTTTCATATTTATAACTATAAATAAGATCGCCCGTTTTATCTTCAACTTCTATTTCCATTTTCGCTGGATTAAGGGGCAATAATTCAACAATCCTTTTTCCCGATTTCACAATCTGACAATACGCATTTCCCCTTAAACAAAGGTGTCCAACAATCGTCTGCCGAAATTCAAAAGAGGTTTGATAGCGATTCGGAGCATCGTGAAGAAGATAGTATAATGGATGATTGGGAGCTTCGTCCCTACTACCATC